AGATACTTGGAATGTTAATGCCAGTGGAGAAAGTACCATAACTAGCAATGATAATACTATCAGTTTCCTTTTCCACAATACCTCTAATCATGTCCCTCTGTTCGCCATCGACTCCACCATGAACGAAAAACACCTTTCTATCTTTAGCTTCTTTTTTTATCATATCATTCAATACTGTTCCATGTTTATCAACAAACTGGAACAGAAGAAGGGTATTACCTTCGAGGGAAAGAGCAAGATTTTTGATGAAATCATTTCTTGCCTCGAGGCGTACAAGATAATCCATCTCCGCTTGATAGTCAGCGGATCTAGATATCATCTGCCTAACCTCGTCTGGATAAGACAGAACTATAGCTTTGATCTTGAATTCCGATAAATGTTTTTGATCGATTAGTTCGGCTGTAGTCGTTACCTTTCTTACTGGACCAAATAAACCTTCAAGAACCAGTTTATGAGTTTGAGTACCGTCAAGAGTTCCAGTGAACCCAAAACGGTACTTGCAATCTTCCAGTTTAGTTAGAATAGAAGTAAGAGACTTAGCCTTGAATAGGTGAGCCTCGTCGCCGATTACGACGTCGTATTTGTCGAACCAGTCTTTCGGCGCTTTGTAGATACTTTGCCAGGTTGTGATGGTGACTTTCTCGGAGCTCTCTTTTTCTTGACCGGCGTAGATTCGATGGGAGTCTCGATCGTAACCGTAGGACTTGAAGTCGGCGTTGAGCTGGTGGACAAGAGTTGTTGTAGGAACGATAATAAGCGTTTTAGCATTGTAATACCTCATTAGTAAGTAGATAATAAATGACTTGCCAGAAGCAGTCGGTGAAAGTAATAAAGCTCGATTCTCACGCACACCATGTACGAAAGCATCGAGCTGATAATCTCTTGGTTGAAATGGGAGATTTAGTTCTTGAATAAACTTCTTGGCTTCTGCTAAAGAAAAGCTTTCCGAAGCGAAGCTGGAGTCGTATTCAATTTCATAGTCGCGAGCTTTGCAAAACTCCTCGACGTAACGGTTTAATCCAGCATACAAAGCGCATGCCATTGGATTAAACAGTCTGATTTTACCATCCCACATTTTATTTCTATACGCTGGCATAAACTTAGCGCCAGGTACATCAAATGTGAAATAATCATTTAGTTCGTAAGCTACACTAGGTTCACAATCTATCTTATTGTACACTTCGTTTAGCTTTTTAATGCGCACAGTTTCCATTATGAACCATTAATAAATCTTTGCCAATCAAGGGCAGTTTTAATATTGTATCCTCTATTGATAAGTGTCTTGATGATAGACTCTAAGAGCTCTATCTTTTCTTGCTGAACACCGATCTTAAGAGAAAGTTTAATTATGTCCTCGTCTGCATCCATATACATTGGGATGTCAGCCTTTAGGATTAAACCCTTCGCTGGAAGTTTCCAACCCTTTTGTTGGGTTTCTTCGTCTGGACCCTGAGTAAAGAACTCGTATTTATCGAGCTTCAACTTCTTCATATCGCTTTCATGCGATCTAAGAAGTAGTCTTTCGCTTACCAGAATCTGATAATATTTATGATGGAGCTTAGGGATATTAAGCGACTCATCACCGAGCTCTGTTTTATCGATAACAGAGTCATCTTTCCACTGGCCAAATATCTCTTCAAGTTTCATTATGCATCTCGTTTCAAATTTGATTTTATATCTTACTATATCCGAGAATAAAAGTCAAGCATTAAATGTTTGTAATGGTGTAATAAGTGTACTTAAACGTTGCAGATGCTTCGATATAGTTTACTGATAAGTCTTTAGTAGTGAATGTTAAGTCAGATAAAGAAATTGGGAAAGCATCGGTGTATGTGATTTCATAGTTTGGCATTTTGGTACTAGAAAGAATAATAATACCTATATCAGAATAGATACCATCACCGCTCATTACTGGCTGATCTTGAATTGTTTTATATTGTTCGAAGTTCTCTGGCTTTCCTAAAGCTCTCATCCAATTGTGTATTTCAAGATAATTCTGTAGATCTTCATCGACTTTAAATGAAATTGAAAGATCGCCGAAGTTCAAGTGATCGCCTGGATAAGGCGTCTTTACAAATGGATTATTGGGAGATGGCGATAGCATTGTAATGCTAGGTATGTTAACTTTCTGAATGAAGAAGTTAACATGAGGAGCTTTCTTAATTTGGAACTTAAAATTAAGAGGACTTAGAAAGTTCTTATTTTCTGGTGTATTGTTTATAGCAGTCATATTATTCTCCTAATACCTACCACTATTTATATAAAAAAGGGGGAGCCTTTCAGCTCCCCCCGAAGTACGCTACAAAGTTTCTTATTATCTTACATGAGGTTGTTGACGATCACGCGACGATAATACTTATTGGTGCTGATTGTTAGAGCGCCTGAACCCTTTGTTAGACCCTGGGCGAATGGGTTTGCTACCATGCCATAACGAGTCTTGAACCCGATCTTTGGCTGGAAGGTTGACTGATCAACCGCACGGACCATCTGTAGTGGAACATATGGGCAATAGAAAAGACCAGCATCGAATGCTGAAGAACCCTTATAACCAACAGTTAGGTAGTTACCACCGATGGCATATGGATCGATATAAACACGTAGACGACCATTTAGAACACCAGCGAAGGTATTTCCTGTGTCATCAACCTGTAGGTTGTTGCCGTTAAGAGCAGGAGCGTAATCGAGAACACCAGCCATCTGAAGAGCAGACGCAACGTCTGAAGAACAGATTAGGATGTTGCCCTTACCACGACGGGTCTGCTTGGCAATTTGGTTGGCTTCACGCTCTAGCTGGAACATTAGACCCTTGAACTTTTCGACTGACCAACGACCGTTTGAGTCGGTGTCAAGATCGAAAATACCAGCAGTTGTAACGTTGTCCTGTGCACCGGCTTCAGCAGTGATGTTGATTGTACGAACAACTTCACGGTTGATTTCGGCTAGAACTTCTGCTGAAAGGATATTAGCTAGTTCTGTTTCTGCATCTAGACCATGGATAGCCTTAAGATCCTGGGCTAGTTCCATTGTGTACTCTGCCTTTAGAGCACGTGTAAGAGCAGTAACAGTAACCTTTTCGATACTGAAACCCATCTGTGGGAAGTTATTACCTGAGTCAACACCAAGTGCTTCGGCGTTGGCTGTGTTCATGCCAGCACCAGTGTTATAGGTGTTGGTTGCAGTTAGTGGGGTTGTATTGGTTGCGCCTGGGATAGTTCCCTTGAAACCAAGACCAAAGGTGTTTGAATCAACGCCAGTTAGACCACCAGCACCAGTGAATGCAGTGTTAACTTCGTTGTAGAATGTTTCGCCGCCAGTTTGGTTGGCATAACGTGAACGCATTGCGAAGATAAGTCCTGTTGGACCAGTCATTGGCTGAACGCCGCAGATATCATAAGCAATTAGGTTTGGCATTGAACGACGAACTAGTGAGATAAGCACTGGATCGAATGTGTCGATACCACCAGCACCAGCTGTTGAGCTTGAAGCGCCCATGAAGTTTACTGGTGTGGTTGATGAAGTTTCAGTTAGGGTCTGGTATGAACCATGAGCTGCTGATTCTGTAAGCGCACGCTCTGTATTCTCGAGCATGATTGCAGTAACCGAACGGCGGTGTTGGTCCTTAATTGATCCAAGACCATCATGGTCTAGGACCGGAGCCCACTTGTTTTGAATTTCCTCAGCTAAATACATTTAATTTTCCTTCCTTGAAGAATAACTATTCTGGTTTATTTATACAATATTACTTTTTAATCTGTCTTGAAAGTGCCTGGACGTAACGGTTTACATGTGGATCAATTCCTACATTGCTAACTTCTTCGCCCTCAAACGATTCTTCTAGAATATTAGAAGCTCGTGGTGCTGTGTCATTATTGAAGTAGTTTTCCTTTATGATTGAAAGCTTCTTTGCGAATGTCTCGACGTCGCCGTCGAATTCAATGCCTTCTGCTAGTGCTGCGAACTTTTCTTGTTGTGTTAGTGCTAGGTCAGAAGAAAGTTCAGCGAATACATTCTTCGCAGCTTCGTTTACTAGAACGCCACGTAGTTCTGCATTTTCAACAATAACTTCACTGAGCTTTGACTCTAATAGACCAACCTTATCGGCTAGTGCTTCTAGAACACTTGTCTGCTCCTGCGGAACAGAGATGTAATGTTCTGAGAATAGATTTCTTAGACCCTCAATGAACTCTTCCATAAGTTCATTACGAAGTGTTGATTCAATCGCTACTTCATTTTCCTTCATCCAGTTTTCAGCAACATAAGTTAGATAAGAATCTAGCTTTGATGTAACTTCTTCGGTGAAAACTGCATAGTTCTCTTGTAGAGCATTCTCGTAAGCTTCTTCTAAACGAGCTGACTCTGTGATAACTCTTGCGTTAACAGCAGCTTCGAATAGTGTTGAAGCAGTTAGCTTGAATTCTTCAGAAAGATCTTGACCATCGAACATTGCTTCGATGTCTTCCTTCATAGCTGAAGCGGCTGATGGCTTCATTGCGACTGAAGCTCTATTCTTTGCAGAATTATCGCCAACGCCATAATCCTTATTTGGTCCGAACTGAGCCATGGCGGCATGGAACCAATGGGTAAGATCTTGCTTCTCCATTCCGTTCATTGCACCTAGAACTGACTGCATCATTCCAATCTTGGATGTTGGATCAGCTGGCTTTGAGTTTGGCTTTAGAGAATCCATGGCTGCTGAATCCTCTTCTAGTTCGTAATTTTCGTCCATGGAACCCCCAAGTTTGTTAAATTGTTTTTGATATGTAGCTTTTTCGTCATCAGACATATACGGATAAAATTCTCTACCTCTAGTTTCGGCGGCGGCGCTGCTACCAACAAGATGATAGGCGTCTGTAGATGCATGCTTTGCAAAGGCTTTAGCCGCATCATCACCATGACTATCTCTAACTGCTTCAACAGCCGCCTTAAACTTTCTGTGGTTTCTAGAAGGATTTGCAACATCCCCAACTTGAGCTTGCGCTGAATTATAGACAGCTTTAGCTAAATGCGCTCCTAGATCTTTAATTTCTTCATTTATTTCTGACATCAGAAAGCTCCTAAAGGTATTTTATTTATTTATATGAATTACTTTTTCACGGTCAAAGAAGCTATATAATTCTCAAAGATACTTAGGCGAGTTTCTTCTAGCTTAGATTTTGACATACCATGAATCTTTTTCTTTGTGTCATGAAGCTTTTCTTCGAGCCATGTATCTCTTACTGGATCATAGAGCCACTCGACATTCTCCATGATACCCTTTACGAATGCATCAGGGGCGGAAGGATCAGCAACAATGTCAGCAGCAGTTGAAAGACGAAGATCGTTCTGAACAACCATTACGCCATTTGATTCCTTAAGAGAACCCATGGCGCGAGAAGAAACACCTAGCTGACCGCCAGACTCCATGATACCACGAGCAATTTGACCCATTGGTGTACTAGAAATTCTAGCCTTACCATAGAAGTCTTTGCCTGAACGACTAAGTTCTGTGATGATATGTGAAACGCGATCTAGATTAATAGTTGGACCTGATGGATGTCCGAGTTCACCAAAAGCTCTATTCTTATTTACAACTTCTGTAACATATCTTTTTACTTCATTATCCAGAACGTTCACTGGATACATTCTTCCATTACGATTTTTGATATCTGCTTGTAAGAAAATACCTTCGATGTAATAATCTCTGCCACCAGATTCTTTGGCTTCTGAGATTAATTGAACATCTTCGACGAGTTCTGTGATTAGTTTCATTTCTTTAGCCTTTAGTTTGTAAAAGCTATTGGAGTAGCTTTTACGTCTGTTCCTGAGTCTACAGTTAATGTGTCGTCAGTTAACTTTTGTATGACAAAATCACCAGTTGGGTAAATCATGGTAAACGTAGCTTTTGTAGCTCCATTAGCCCACTTTTGTGTTATAAGATGACCAGAACCGGTGGTGTTTGCATGAACTATTCTGACTAGGTTAGCCCCATTAACTGTATTAGCAACACTGCTTGATAGAGTTATTTCTTGACTTAAGAATTTATAAATGATACTCATTATACTCTCCCTATAAGTCCAGGTCCTGGAGTTTGAATTGCGGTGTCTCCAGGAGCTTGTTCTGCTTTCATAGTCTTTTTACGATTCTTTTCAGCAGCTGACATATGGCTAGTTTCTTTTAGTGGCTTCTTAGCTAAGTCCAGAAGAAGCTTCTTGCCCTTGCTCTTTCCCTTTGGCTCGTCTTCCATGTCGTCGCAGCTGCAGTTCTTTGACTTGCATGTCTCGCACATAGTAGCTTCTGACATTTCCGACATCATATAATTTGCTGCAGTTGTTATGTAATCTTCAGCAAGTGTAATCTTAGACTGAACCCATTCAGGTAGATCGGTTTCTGGCTTTAACATGCTGAGTAGTTGATTTGAATTTCTCATTAAAGACTTCAACTGAGAAATAGCCATATCACCTTCGTAGCCATATTCTGTTTCGTCTTTTGCTTCGTATACACGTTGGTCGCTTTCTGAATCATATCCATGACGCTTTTGCTTTTTAGACACTGGAGTTTGCTTTGATCCATTGTATACGTCTGAATCATTCCCAACTCTATCTTCGTGCTTTTCAATCGAATGCTTTGCGACATAATCTCTTGTGTCGGGCATTTTATCAGCATAATCAACACCAGGATCTTTACCTGTTGTTAGCTTGCTGACAGTTGATTTCTTAACACCCTTTAAGATGTCGTTGAGTTGTTTGGCCATTTTATTCTTCCTCTGAATAATCGGTTTCTGTTTCGGAATTAGGCTCATAACCATACATCTGCTGTGCAATTGCTATCTTCTTATCTTGAATCGCTGTTTGCAATCTATCAATAATAAGATCGTTAAATGCAGTTTCAAAGTCTAATGGTCTTTGTTCTAATGCTGAAACAACTAAGTCTGATACATCATATTTATTATTATCGTCCATTTACATCACCTATTGTTGCTGTTGTTCGGGTGGAGCTTCTGGATTTGCTCCAATTTGTTGTGCAATTTCAGGGTTCTTTGCAATTAATTGAACCGATGACTTGTATTTAGATTGATCTTGTATAGATCTATTTGAAGGAGCGCCTCTAGCTTTCATCTGTTTAACGAATACCATGGCTTGTCTAATTTCTTCAACTTTTTGATCCTGCGCCTCTTGTTCTGGGGCGGGGGGCTGTTGAGCTTGTTGAGCCTGAGCATTCTCTTGTTCTTGCTGCTGTGCTAGCTGTTCATTCTGAATAATAGTCGGATTGACCCAACGTGGATCCTGAGACTGATTCTCCATTTGAATCATTTCATCTTCTTCAGCCATATTCTCAGAAGTCTGCATAAGAACATTCTTACGGATCCATTCATGAGAATAATACTTACCAGCCATATCCTGCATATTGCGAGCTTGATTGATACGACCGTCTCTAATTTCGGCGTCTTTTAGTTCTGCAAAGTAATTGTCTTTTGCGAAATCAAACTTAATGTTGCTTGATAGCTTATCCCAATCATCTACAGTAGTAATGCCCTTTAGAATTAATTGCTTCTTTAACATCTCTGTGAAAAGATGAGAGAATCTTCCTCTTAAACGAATAATAAATCTTGAGAACTTTAGTTCGTCGCGGGTGATTTCAGTAGCACGACCAATAGAAAACAGTGCGTCTGAATTCAAACGGCTGGTCGGAACATTAAGTGTTTGTAGAAACTTCTTTTGGAAGTAAAGAACGTCGTCCATCTGGCCAAGATTCTGACCGCCTGGAAGCGTCGTTACTTCTGTACCTCTACCACCTTCACGGCGGGGAAGCCAATAGTCTTCAAGCATAGTCATGAACTTACGATCGTCGCGGATTTCGCCGGACTGTGCATCGTAAATCAAACGGTTCTTATGTTTGACCATGATATCACGAACGTATTGTTCAGCCTTCATCTTTGGAAGATTACCAACGTCGATGTACCAAATACGGCGCTCGGGCGCTCGCGCGAGGCGATAAATCACCAGTGCATCTTCTAGTGTGCGAAGCTGGTTTAGTGCCTTGATGCCCTTGTGAAGATAAGATAGCACCATCGTTCCCTGGTTATCAGTCAAACCAGAAACGCAGTGAATGATAGCATCTTTTGAAATCTTTAAGCCATTGGTATTAGTACCAACTGCTTTATTGCCGTAGTTGAACCCCTTGTCATTGAAAATATAATATTCATTGACTGTCTTTGAAATTGCAGTTTCACTTGGTGAGTTTGTTGCTCTTTTCTTTTGTATTTCTCTGACCTTACGGATCTTACGAGGGTCAATGAATCGTACTTCTTTGATGCCTTCTTTAGGATTCTTATCGTCGATAACTGCATGATAATACAAACGACCATCGATATACCAACGACGATAAATCTCATAACCAAATTTATTAAAATCCAATAAATTTAAACAATTATTAAATTCTTCACGAACTATATTTTTAATTTGATCAGAAACTTTTAATTCGTCTAAATTGATTGTTACAAGATTCTCTTCATCGACTGCAATAGACTCATTTACAATTTCGTCAATAGCTGAATCACATTCTGGCTGAAGTGACATTTCACGATACTTTGTAACTAGTTCTGCTTCTGATCTTACTGTGCCGTCTAAGTCGACATATGTACCGTATGCACCACCCGCAGAAATGACCACAGCACCATCATCTGATTCCTTACCTGGAACAAATGATGGTAGCTCTGGTTTATTTTCTTTTTTCTTAAATTCGTAACCGAATAACTCAGCCATATCAATCTCCAAAAAGGAGGGACTTTATTGTCCCTCCATCAATAATCAATTATTAAGCTGGACCGTTTACGCCGTCCTGCTGAGCAAGACCACCGTAAACATTAACGCCGCCAGCCTTCTTATCAGAAGATTCAACGAGCGGAATCCAGTAATCGTATGCAAAATTAACAGTAAATTCTTCAATCGCGCTAGCTGATTCCCAGCTTAGTGCAATTCCGCTGATCTGTGTTGGAAATGCACCAATTAGCTGGTAAGAACGAAGTGTAGAACCATCCTTGCCGTACTGAACGATATCAAGATCAACCTTGTATTGTTCAGCTGAGATAGCTGGATCGCGTACGTTTGATACTAAACGATTTAACGCATTTGACCAAGCTTCGAACATCGCACGAACTGAGAAGTCTTCGTCGTTGATTACCGACACTGACCAATCAGCGAATGCTCTTTCACCAGCAACCTTAATCTTACGACCAAAGTATGGAACATCGATGCTGGAGATAACAGACTCAGGTAGTTCCGCTGTCTTACAGACAAAGCGGAACTTATCTACTGAGACGTTATCGAGTCCAAGACCAGCTGGCACTGACATAAAAACGTTAAACAGGGAAGGTCTGGCACCGCCGTAGACCAACCCGTTTGACTTGAATGCACTAATATTAAATGGCATTTATTTACTCCTTTTCTGTGCTTATCTATTTATTAGAAATTGCCTACAACTTCGGAGAATGAAACGCCAGTGCCAACTGCCACAAAGTTCAACTGGATAAAGTTGATTGAGCGAGCTGGCTTAACATAGATGTCACCAACAAACTGATTACTATCGATAACTTGTGCAGTATTGTTAGTGTCATCGCAAACAACCAAGAAGTCTGTGATACCACGACGACCTTGGACATTACGAAGGTAAGGCGTCACGAGATTCTTGAACTGTGCTCTAGTGAAGGCATCATTAAACTCGAACAGCGAATATTTAGCTGAATAAGAGATCGCCTTTTCTAGAACAATGAACAATCTACGAACATTAATTCTATCGAAAGCAGATGGCTTTGATGTTAGTGTCTTATCGCCAAATAGGACAGTTCCCTGACCTGGGAATGTAACTACTGGATTGATCCCATTCGAGTAAAGAATATCACGTTCAGCTTCACGAGGGTTATAAGCTAGCTTTACTAGATTCTTAATCTGTCCACGATTGAAACCAGCTGGTGACCACCAAGCATCATTTGAACTGTCAGTACGAACACAAAGACCAGCAATATCACCATTTAGTGGAATGTAACGATAAAGATCGTTGTATCTATCGTACTGATACTTATAACCAGAGTCCATAACTGCATAAGAAGTGCTATGTAGAGCATTTCTCCAATTCTTAAGACTTGTGGCTTCTAGACCAGTATTATTCAGAACCTTAGTCAGATCTGGAGAGATAAGAGCAATACAATCCTGTCTTGTTACGCAGATATTGTCGATGATATAGTTAGCTAGCTGGTAGTTAGAAACAGTTTCACCAGCAACTACAGTTGTACCGCCGATTGGCTTACCCTGAAGAACTAGGGAAATAT